GAGAAAAGACAAGTTTACTATCAAAGTTATTCACAATGATTTCAACCAGCTCTATCTACACGAAAAACCACTTATTCGATGACTCGAAGCCATCCTCTGAGCATCCCGCGGGCCAGGGCACCGCGGCCAACCAAAGCCCCTTCTTGGACCTGTCTATCGAAATACGACAGAAGGCCCTTTTAAGTATAATCCGCGAAGTTCATCATTCGCAAGCATTGTTCGAAAACAACACGAGCAAACGGCTTCTACGGATACTGCAAGATGAAACTGCAGCAATACTTGAAGGGTTCGGAAACGTACGAAATAGTCGACTCTTCCAAGATGAGACCATAGCTTTTGACACTACGACCACGCCTTTTGAATGCCTACTCCGCACAATCCGCATCATTGAATCCTACCTAACTGTAGCTGATTACTATCAGGATATCATGGGGGCTAGACCCTCTAAATATGGATATCCCGGCTACAGCCTCTCCCAAACTAACCAACTACGCTACTGGACTATAACTGACAAACACGTTGCTCAATCTATCGGAGCGTATTTCTTGATGGCCTTAATTGGTCGCCAAGAAAAAGCACTCAAATATTTTACTGCGACAACACTGGCCCGAGCTTTGGAGCAAGGTGAACTTCCTGAGAAACCCGACTGGGTAGAACCAGTCGATTTTCTCAGAATGATCTTTCCCTCTCCAAGCTGGAATCAGTGGTGGAACGGTATAATGAGCAAATCTAAGCTGAGAAAACAAACAATAATTCAGCGCTTCAGTTATAATTTCTACATGGCGAAGAATGCCTCCCTAAGTGTCCCCAACAGCTTTGTACAAGCGGCCATTGAGAAACATAAGGCCGCCCTTTGTGGTGTTACTAAAGACGGTGAGGTAGCTCCTCAGGTAAATGCCTTTAATTTGGATTTACCTGGAGATCTACCTGACTTAAAGGAAGAAATTCTTGAGTCTATAGAACGCGCTGCAAATGAAATATTTTGGTCGGGTAAACTATTTGACCATTATACAGAGGAGTACATTGAACATGCAGAAAGGGACATGAAGAATGAGGGTTTGAAGAAGGGTGATCCGATTGTTTGCCAAAACTCCGTTATCGAGCCGATTTTTAAAGAGGCTCAACCACCTAGGAAGTTCCCGTCACTGGGGGCTTCCTACGCGTTTGGTAGATTTCGAGGTGGCGCAGCCGGGGAGCTCTTTTACAACCTTGCAGGGGTAAGAGAGGATGTTAGGAAGATAGGGGACGAAAGACATTACTACCATCAGATACCAGGGGAGCCCGTTTTCCTAGGCTTCGCTTCCCATCCCACGAAAAAATATCTCGTGGAACCTGTTTACGGAACTTCTGATCCTTTAGACGCTGAGTATGAGGAGGACGTCTCGCGCGATCGTGCGCTTGATGGACAAATCAGATTCGGCCACCAATGGTCAAAAGAACGCGACGCTGCCGAAAGGTTGGCGTGGCATTACTCTCTTTATAATGTAATAAAAGAGGATCCGGAAACATTGAGTAATTATGGGAAGCTCCTTTGCCGATATGATCCCGGCGAGGAAGAACTGGTATGGCGGCATCAAAGAATCTTTGCCGAGGTAGTGCCCCTATTAGAGGCTTTTAAGGTGAGGACTATTACGAAGGGTGACATGGACCCATATCATCTGGGTCGCAGGTGGCAGTCCGTTATTCACGGGCGCATGCGAAAACATCCCGCATCCCAACTCATCGGGGCACCTTGCAATAAGACGGTTGTTGCTGAAAGAATAGTAGACAATCTGACGGTTCCTAAGACAGTAGACAGTTTTTATGTCTCTGGGGATTATGAAAGTGCGACGGATCTTTTAAATCCGGCGCTCTCACTACATGCACAAAATTGCATTTCCCAACATCTAAGGATTCCGTTAGAAGATCAGATCATCCTAAACAGGTGTCTTACTGGTCACTTTTTGGTCTACAAGAAGGGGAAAGGAGGGTCTGCAGAAGAAGGATATGAACAACAGTGGGGTCAGTTAATGGGTTCGCCCGCTAGCTTTCCTGTACTATGCCTTATTAATTTGGCGGCCACCAGGCTGTCATTTGAGAGGATGTTAGGCAAGAAAATGACCTTGCGAGAATTGCCAATGCTCGTCAATGGTGATGATATCCTTTTCAGGGCGATTAACAATGCCCATTATGAACTTTGGAAGAGAATTACCAAAGTATGTGGACTCAAGTTTTCCATCGGCAAGAACTATACATCAAAGAAAGTTTTGGTTATTAATTCTGAGATGTATAAAGTCACTCGTGGCGGTGTTAGGCGTGTGCCAATTCTCAACATGCGGCTCCTCTATGGCGGCAACAGATCAGCTGTCAGCGGTTTTATATTGCAGCCCAAAGACTTTTTAAGATCTCTGGGAACCGCTAGGGTAATGGGGGAGAAATTTTACGGTGATTATATAGGTGTAGGACAAAACTTGGACGACATCAAAAAAGATAGGGTTGGGAAACTAGTCCTTGAAAGATTGAGTCAGTTCGGGGTTTCGGTCACTGATAGAAACTTTTTGACCGCCTACAGACTTGAGAAAGCTGTCCTGGACTATAAAGAAGCCAAGGGCAGTAGACTCGAAGACTATAAGAAGTGGTTTATCACCGTACCCGCACGTCAGTATATCTTCCGAGAACAACTAAAGGGAGATTATCATGATAATGTTGATGAAATGGTAACGAAGGCTAATTCTATCTTCTGTAGTAAGCAGATTGGGCGGTTGATGTTCTTCGGGAAGGAGTTCCCGAGAGCCCAAAATATACCAAGTATCTGCAACTACTTACCTCGTGCCCTGGGGGGATTAGGTCTTATACCCCCGACCCAACACCGATATAATAACATCGATGCATCGGTAGTCCAAGGTGCCCATGAGAAACCGGATGAAGCTTACGCTCTAGTCCAGGCCAACCACATCGGCCTCACTCATTCACACTTAATGGCATGTGCCACGGCGGAGATCGCCGAGGTATGCAAAGTGCTGGATATTAAACCTGAATTTATTCAGGAGAGTGAACTTCACAGGGATTTGGAACTATTTGGACAGCGAGAATCGCCGTTCAGTGGGTCTTATATGAGAGGATTTGCAAACCTCTCACCTAACGTTTCTAATGATGAACTTAATTCAGTAGTAAAAACTTCACAACTGAATCATGAAACGTTAGTGGCCGCCAAAAAGTTCTTAAGGACGGCTAGGGCAAGATGTGCGAGGTGGAAGAGAGAAAGTGAGTCGAAGGAGTCTGATGTACCTAAGGTTTTAGATCTAAACCTGAACCCCCAGAGATTACTAGGGGGATTCTGGAACGTAAGAGTCCAAAGGTACCCAGCGATGGTTTGAAAAGGAGGAAAATAATGAGATGATGAG